ATATCTCCCTCGCTCGGCTTAAGCACCCGGCGTTGTAATCGATTGCTTCCCACACTCTTGAGTCCCTCAACACTCAGTTCCGCACAGGCGCTGTTTGTTCATACTCATGAACCTGATGAAGAGGATTTTGGCACCCGACTCTGCCGACGTCTCCGTTATCAAAAACGCTGGTAGTGTGTTTAACCACACAAAACCATCCCCTTTCAATGTGACCAAGTTCTTTCAAGATCACATGGGACTACGTCCACCGCCTTTGGATGTTGCAGAATATCACGATCTGTACATGTTCGCGGCTCTGTTCGTCGTCTTCGTCATGTTCCATCATTACGTTGACTTCTTCTCCTACCGCAAGTTCAAGGAGAGAGGTAACAAGGTAGCCAACTGTTTGTCTAATTGGCACTTGTTTCCATTGTACTGTTGGAGCTGCCTCAAGCCCTATGTCATTTTCTGGATGAGAGATTGTCCAGTTAGGACACAGGCATTGGTCATAAAACGTGCGATTTTGTTAATGGCCCTCTGTTTCGTCTACTCCTGGCTTCCTGAGCCAGATGTGGATTTTTGGGATTACCGTTCCTGGTACTCTCTCTACGGGCACATGAGTGCCGCTGCTGTAGTGTATATCATCGACTCGCTACTCAACGTTTCATTCTGTGCCCAATACCTACTCGCAGACAGCGAAATATCTCGCGCCGCGGTCCTCGACTATTTCTATCCGCCTGAATATTATGAATATGAAATGCCGAAGAAAAAGAAAAACAAAGAATATGAGACCACCACAACTGATGCTTGCTGGATGAGAAGTCATTTCAAGCATACGGACTTCCGACTGGAAGATCACAAGCCAGACCCTAACAATCAGCACAAATTTGCTGCACGTCGCAGATCTGCTGCTGTTGCTATGATTGACGCTTGGATCTCGCGATATGGTTGGGTTCGTTATGACGAACAAATGTCCCGCAAGTCCTGTTTCCGTGGCATCTTTGGCACACGTGCCTGTATGGATGTCAAGGATGCCTGCAGCTATGCCAAGAAGCAGGTAGGTGGTAAAGAAATTCCGGCCGATGACCAACGGCTCCCCGCTGTCACCCACATTGATACCTTTGGGAAAAAGACGCTCCAACAGGCACATCACGCTCTGTCTGATGGAAATATCCACATACTGTACACTTTCAATCCTACTAAGATTGCTGGCACTTCTGACGAATGTAGTTTTTACTACGAAAAAGGACAGTTTATGCTCAAGTCTGATGGTGTTAAACCGTATACCGACAACCAACCAGACTTTGAGGATGACTCATTGACCACTTTCAAGACCGAGTGGACAATGACTTGGTTCGCCAAGATCGTCACATTTGCCATTATCGTTTATTTTATCATGCGATATGATGAGATCGCATCACATAACGAGAATCTTCAAAATTGGTACATGTTCTACGTATCAAAGAATTTTTACAGTATCAAACCAAGCTACTTCAACTGGTTTCACTTCACCGGATTTAGCCCTGACGCTGCTTGGGGAAATCTCTGGTTCTGGTGGCCGCAGCTTGTGTGGCATAGCGTCCCTATCCATATACCCTACTTTTGGCCAGATACCGCGCAAACCTGGTCTTGGGATGGGCAAGATGGATATGTCCTACTCATGTGGTTCGTAGCCATGTATACTCAATGTCGTACCCAGGTGTGCTATGCACACAAGGTCGTCCGTCTAGATGTCGGAGAACACCGCTGTGTTGTGATTGTAATTCCAAATGCAAAATTCACTGGCGCAGCTATGTGGTTCCGTAGATTCCTCTATGACAGATCCTTTAGGTTCCGGAAACCCCACACAATAAAATGCCAAAATAATACTACTTTCCAATATGAGCATTATGTTGATCAAAAGGGTTATTCCGTCGCCTACGAAGGTGCGCCAACATCCTATTTTGTTCCGGATGATACACTTGATCTGGCAAAATCTCTCAGCACAGAAAAACACAATACTTCTATCGCTAACCTACGGTTGACTGGTAAGCAGGATTTGAACACGACACTCGGACGTACAGAGTGCGCCGCAGCAATTGCTATTGCACGTACAAATTCCATGCCATCCTTTTCTGTCAACTACGGGCCAAAACCGGTTGCAACAGTTGCACGTCCAGACGCAGGTGAAGATCCTAAAGCACCAATGGCGACTGGCTGCATGACGCCGATTGTGGAAAACGCGGCTTTTATACACGCTCAGACCGACGAGGCATACCGGGACTTGGTTCGGAGGCGTTTAAAAGAGCCACACGAGAAGGGTAAAATTGAAATTACACCCCAGCTCGCAAGTTTTGTGGTAGAGTTTGCTGACAATGTTAAAATGGAGGTTAATCTCCTTAACAAGATTAACATTGAAAGAGAAGCTGAAGAGAAAGCCAAAAATCCTTTCTACTATCCAACAGGTAGAAAGTTAATCAAGTCTGTTCCGGTGCCAATAGATAAGCTACGTAAAGACTATGGTGACCAAGCTGCCCAATCCTTCCCATATATTATGGAAGCTAAGCTTGATCTCCTAAGCGAAGAGGATTATGTGACTACCAGGAAAGCCAATCAGCAGAAAGCCTTTTATGAGGTTGAAAGTGTCTATGACTGTGAGATTCTAGACACTTGTCTCGGGTTCAACAAACGTGAATTTTTGAAGAATCCAGAGAAAGCTGCTCGTGGCATTGCGACCTTCTCCAAGCAACAACAAGTTATGGGAGGTCGCATCTCTTTAGCCTATGCTCAGGCACTCAAGTCGTGCTCATGGCTAGGTTGCGGTCTAACACCACAGGAGACAGTTGATGCTGTCATAGATGTCTGTGTCAAGGCCGGCTTAGAGTATTATACCGACCCAGTCACAGGCCGGAAATTCCTTCTAGAAACAGACTTCTCAGCTCAAGACGCTACTATTGATGACAGTAAGCGTGTTATTGAGCTTTATCTTCTTAAACAATTCTTTGAAGAAGATCTTCATGGACTTATCGAAGACTGGCACTTTTCCGACTATCAAGGTGCAGTTCGTTATGGTCCTGTGGTCCAAGCATTCGATGGATCACGCGGCAGTGGTAGTCCTTTTACCACTATGGGTAACACCCCTCTAACCGCGCTATTTGCTTACATTGCTTATCGACTCCAAGGGTTATCTCCTGAGGATGCTTACTCACATCTGGGTACGTATTCTGGTGACGACGGTTTATCACCAGGTCTTACCACAGAGTCTGCCGACTTGGCTGGTGCCGTAATGGGTTTCAAAGTCAAATGCAAGGAATCTACCAACTACATTGGTTACCTCGGTCGTATCTATTTAGATCCAATGAACGGCGAGAGGTGGTCCATCACGGACCCTACCAAGATTGGCAGACTCCATGCAACCCTGCTCGACACTGATCAAGTCACTCCTCATGAGGCCATGCTTATGAAAGCTATATGCTTCCAGGTCACTGATAAACACAGTGATTTCTGGGGCGCATGGTCAGCCAAGGTACTCAAGGATGCTGGTCGTAAGAGCCTACAA